CACTGTCATGTCCTCAAGATTTTTCAGCATGATTTTTCCCGCCTCATCATACAATACAAACATTTTCTTGCCATATATGAGGGTGTGGTCAAGCGCGGTATAGATGATGTCGAACAGCGTTTCATTGCTGGCGCGCATTTTGGGTATCACATACTCCGTGTCAGCTATTTCCCCGACTTCGAGCTTGAAGTCGTCAGCAATGCGTTTTATCACGTCGCTTGCCTTGATATTCACAAATTCATATATATCCTTATTTTTTAAGTACCTCAGCTGGTCGTAGCAGGTTATGCTCACAGCGTTGTCCTTGTCCTGCCTTAGCGTAAAAATATATCCCTTAAAAATCTCGCTGCCGCCGCTCGTCATTTTTACGATGTTGCCCTCGTCAAGCTCCAGCGCATCGTCGCCCAGCACCTTAAACGAGAGCTTGCCCGGCGAGCCCTTCCGTTCCGTCTCCCACGTTATGCCCTCAAACACACACGGCATAAAAACGCGCTCGCCGTTTTGAATGAAGATGTTTATCTCGCTTTGCCCCGCTATTTTGCTTGCCGCCTGCACATAATCAGACAAAATGCAGCACCGTTCCTTTCTTTGGCACAGCCGACGGATTTGCCGCGCCGTTTAGATTCATCACGCTCCGCCAATCGAGACTTCCGCCTGATGCGCGCTTGCACGCCTCCCAAACCGATTGTTCGTTGCGAATTTTATACAGCTCCGGCAAGTCTGCGTCTTCTATCGTCCGCGTATTTTTTACCGTCGCCGTCTTATTGCCGTTTTCGTCTGTCGTTATTTCAAGCTCCTTTGTCGCATACCGCCTGTATTGCTTTAGCCTGACTGACACGACAACGTCAAAGCCATAGCTTTTCGCGTCCTCGTTGATTGAATAATCTTCGAGCGTAACTAAAAGATTGTTGTCAAACAAAACCTCGTAGTTTTGGCTCATGCGCATGACAATAAAGCGAAACGGCTTGTTTTTCGTCTTTAACTTTTCGATTTTGTCGAGATAATACGACGGCTTTTTAAAAGAAAAGCTCACGCCCAAGAGCTTTCGCGATACCGCGTCAACAACGCTGTCCTCAAGCGAGGTATTGTAATTGGCAAACGGATAGCTGCTGCTTGGCAGCATTATGTCAAAAGATGCGTCGGAAAGCCCTGCTGATTTTATAATGTTGATTTCGCCCTCGTTTATTAAGCTGACAGTCTTATTCTTGTTGCGGATTTTAATCGTCATCTTGGCAGGCGGCACGGGGAGCATCGTCTTGCCAAGAAAAAAATAATACGCCATAAAATCACCCCTTTACTCATGCACGGCTTCCGCGCCTGCTGCCATGCCCTCTTGCAGTTTTTCTACAAACAAGTCGATTATTCCGTCGGCGTCAACTTCGCTGCTGATGTTTTGCTGTACGCCGCCCATCTCGATTTTTACCTCCGCTGTCGTGTACTTGTTTATCGCCTCCTGCTCGGCGAAGTCGCGCAAATATTTTATGTCCTCGCCCAAAATATCCATCGCGTCCTTTATGCCCTTCGTGTTGTCTGCCGTGTCCTTGCCGCTGCCAGCAATATCGTCTAAGGAGTCGCCTACGGACGGCACGCTGGCGGCAGAAAAATCCATATCGGCAGCATTAGGCATTTTCGGCAGCACGTTTTCCATCAGTCCCTGCAAGGAAAATTCCTCAGCGAATTTGCGCCAGCTCTGCCCGTAGCCCTCGGCATGGTACGTTATCTCGCCAACCGCGCTTATATTCGTGCCAAAAACGCCGTTTATTCCTTCTGCCGCCTTGTTTATCAGCTTAATCAAGCCGTTTATGCAGGAAATCATAAAATTGACAGAGCTTTCAACGATATTGCCCATCACCTCAAAAGCCTCCGCGACCGTATTCCTAAGCCCATTTGTAGCAATGCGCCAGCCCAATAGCGCGCCAATCACCAGCACGATGAGCGCAGGGATAGCAGCAATTAGGACCATCCAATTTCCCATGATGAGCTGCAAAAATATCTGCGCCGCGGTGAGTACGCCCGTTGCCGCCGTCCACGCTGCTGTTGCCGCCGTGCAGATAAACTGCTTTGCCGCGACTGCCGCTGCAATTGCCGCATGCACTGCTGTTACGCTGTTTGCCAAAAGCCATGCCGCCGAATACGAAATAATATAGCCGATGACATACGGCAGCACGGTCTCCGCCGCCTGCTCAAGAACGGCAAAGCCTGCCGCCAGCCACTCACCTATATAGCCGCCAACTTTTGCCGCAACGCCATACAGCCACTCGATATTTTGGGCAACGCCCGTTATTGCCGCCGCTAAGACCGTAATGCCCGTTGTCGCCGTTTCGGAAACGCTCCTAACTAAATCAGAATTGGCGAGGCGGCTCACCGCGTCAAAGACCGGCGTAAACGCCTTATAGGCGCGCGTTGCAATATTTTGCCATACATCCGACCACTTCATAGGCATACTTTCAAACTGCTCATTTATGACGCTTAGATTGCCTAATATGGCATTTCGCATTATCTCTGCCGTTATTGCGCCCTCGCTGGAAAGCTTTTTGAGCGCGCCCTGCGAAACGCCCATATAGTCAGCGACCATCTTTTCTATGAGCGGCGCGGCTTCGGCAATAGAGCGAAATTCATCGCCCTGCAGCCTTCCGCTGCCAAGGGCCTGCGTGAGCTGCAATAGTGCATCCTGCTGCCGCGCGCGGTCAGTGCCGCCGATTGCAAAAAGCTTTTGAACGCCTTCCATAAACGGTACAACCTGCCGCGCATCGGGAAACGCTTCCTTTGCCGTCATGGCAATCCCGGCCACCGCTGCTGCCATTTCAGCGTAGCCGCCGCGCGCGCGTAAAGCTGATTTATAGATTGCGTCATTCAGCTCTATTGCAGCCTGCCCTCTTCCCATAACGAGTGCGAGCCGTGCCATTATGCCGCCATAGCCATCGCTTGCCGCCGCAAGACGCTGCGGAATGCTTGCCAAGCTCGCGGCAAGACTCGCCGCCGTGCCAGCTGCAAGGCTCGCCAGCGTAAATTGCCCGAATGTGGTTTTAACCGCCGCTTTTACGCGGCCTAAAATACCCGACGTTTCATTTAATCTCGCATTTAAGCCTGACATACTTGCGCCCGCGTTTTCTAAAATCGGCGGCAGCCTGCTTGCCGCAAATATCACTTCGTCAATATTTCCTACTGAAACGGTCGCCGCCGCGCCGAAATTTTTCATCTGCATTGCCGCGCCGTTAAAATCCGCCATATGGTCAAAACGCTTAACTGCCGCGCCAGCTTGTTCAAAGCGGTCCGCCGCCGCGCCTGCCGCCTGCGTCATTTTCCGAAATGCGGGCGATACGCCGTCGGAAAGCTCTATCCTGTTTTGCAGTGTCGCCATTACCGCCGCCTCCTTGCCTTATGCTTTACCTTTTCGCCGGCTTCTCTATCCGCTTTAATCTTTAGCGATACGGCGGCAAAGACAAATGCTAATTCATTTTCTTCTAAGCTAAACAGCTCATGGGGGAATTTGTGCAGCTTCAGGAGGCAATAATACGCCACTGCCGCGTAAATATCGCCTCCCTCAATTAGTTTTTTGCCTGATTTATCTTGTCCTCCATGCCGACCTTAAAGCCGTTTGCTTCCTGCACTGCCGCCATAAGGTCGCTATACTCTCCCGGCGTGAGCATTTTTTTCAAAAGCTCGCTTGCGCCGATTGCCTTGTACGAATCCTGCAGCTGCGCGTCATTTAAGTCGGGGTATACTACGCTCGCGCACGCCATTTCAAGCGCCGCCTTTTCCGCATCGGTAGTTATCCTGTATTCGCGCGTTTTCGGAATAAGCTCCTTTTTCTTGCACGCCGTCATAATCTCGTCAATCTCGCTGTTTGCCAGCGTGCGAAGCTCCCACTCAATCGCCTTGCCGTCGCCGCCGACAAAGCTTTCCGACGCGACATATTTTACATTCTCAGCTTTTATCGCATTTTCAGCCAAAAAATTCTTCAAATTATCCATAAAAAAGCCTCCTTCTTAAAGCTCTACGCCGTCAAGCTCCGTGAATTCCTCCGGCAGCTCGAAGTCTTCAAAAGTGAAATTAACGTCCTGCTCTAGCCATTCGCCGTCCGCGTCAAAAGCGGCAATAACGCCGCTGTCGAGATTGCATTCCTTTAAAATGAGCGTCTGTCGGCCAGAATCCGAGGTTGTATCCTCATTGACAATCTGCATATCAAAATAAATGTCCTTGCCTGAGTCCTTGTACTCTTTCAGCATTTTAGTAAATTTCGACGTTACGGTGTAAATCGTCATGCTGCCCGTGCCGTTCCAGTTTACCGCTTTGTGGCCTATGCCCGAGCGGCCGAGTATCGGCACCTCAACCTTATTTTTCTCCGCCTTCGCTTCCAGCTTCTTTGCCATCATCAAAAGATAGCGCGAGCCGTCAATCGTCGCATAGCAGTAAGCGAGCCGCGCCGCGTTTACGTCTTTAGCGCGCATCGTCTGAATTAAATCAGCCATAATTTACCCTCCTTTTACGCAACAAGCACCTTCATGTAGAGTTTTTCCATGCAGCACGTCGGCTGGATTGCATACTCGCTCAAAACCGTGTCCTTGTCCTCGCCCTGCAGCGGCACGGGCACGTCATCAGATACGAAATTTTGGATTGCTCTGACGCGCTGCAGCTCTTGATAATACGCTACAATATCATTCCAGAGCGCGATGCGCCCGTCGGAATCGTTCGGCTCTTTGCCAAGATACTGGCGATTAAAAAGACGCGCCAAGTCAATCGCTATCTGGTCAAGCACGCGCATGACCTGATTTTTCGCAAAATCCTTATTCTTTGCTTTTGAAAAGCTTGTAAACGTGTTAATGTCCGTCAGCACGTTTATGTCGCCCGAAATATCGCCTACCGTCGGGTCAGTTACGCGGTGAAAGGCAAGCATGCCGCTGTTGATTGCTTTTTCGAGTGCTGACTGCTTGTAATTTACGTCAACCGTAAAATCGCCGTCATACGTCTTGTTTGTGCAGGACGCATTGACAGCGCAGCTCGCCTCCGCTCCCGTCAGCCAGTAGACAAGACTTGCCGGACTTTCCCCTTCGTCCGTTACCTTGTTCATAATGCTGATGACGCCCTCATAATCGACCTTTTCCTTGCCGTAAATGACAGTTTGAAATTTCATGCCCACGTCGTCGCGCATACGCTTCGTGAACTGAATGTATAAGTCTTGAATTTTGCTGTCCGTTGAAACTAAGCCTAAAGTATTAAAATAATACGGCTCAATCTTATCAAGAAATTCTTGATACTGTACGCCCGTTATATTTTCGCCGTTCGTGCCGCCCGCAAGAACCAGCCCCGCCGAAATTTCAAGCTCCGCATCGTCTCGGTTAAACACGATATAATCATTGTCTTCAAGATCGGACTTGCTGCTGACAGTCTGCTTGTCGACGACCGTCCTGCTGTCGCCCACGGCAAGATACGTTATCACGTCAAACATATCCTCATCATCGACATTCGCCTGTACCGTTATCGTCAAATCATTGCCGCGTATGCCGCCGTATTTTGCCGTGCCGAGGCTGCACGACGCTTGGGCAGGCTCATTATTCAAACGGTAAAAATAGCCCGTTTGCAGATTCTTGAATAAATCGCGCAGGCCCGTAATTTCATCTGCCGTGTAATCGTAGCCGAAAAACTTCAAAGAATCCGACTGAAAATCCTCCACCTCTACTGTAAACACCTCGCCGACAGGCCCCCAGTCGAGAATAAGCCCCATTGCCCCGTAGCCGCGCTCGGTAATGCTGACTGATGCCCTGACCTTGCTGGCAAAATTGATATACGCGCCCGGCATTACTTTGTTTTGAAAAAGCCATGTGCCTCCGCCTAGTGCCATTCATACCACTCCTTCTAATTTATTTCTTCAATCACTTCGCGCTTCAAAAAGCCATCTCTTATTTTTTGAAGCTCCTCTGCCGTATATAGCTTATCGCTCTCTAAAAGCATCGCATAAATATCGCAGTAAGCGCGGTATTTCTTTGAGCCTACAACCTGCTCCTTACTGTACGCGACAGTCTTTTTTTCCTCTGCCATAATATCACTCCTTTAGCTTTTGCACCTGCACAAGACGCTGCATTGGCGCGTCGCGGCCGTGCTTTTTTACGACAAACATTTTATAATCGACAAAAAAATGCAATACGCCGTCTGAAATTTCATACCGCATTGACGATGCGCGCAAAAGTCCTCCGAAAAGCTTTACATATTCTAGCGCGAGCAGCAAAGAGCTTGCCGTCCTCGCAAGCTCTCCTGCCGCCTGCCTCTCCTTTGGGAAGTAATGCACGTCAAAGCTATACGTCCTCAAGTACCGCCAGTTTACGATATGCTGCTGCGCGCATGAAATCAGGTGCACAAAAAAGCAGGGCTCGCTAAAGCCCTGCGGCACCTTGTCTGTATAAACTTTTGCGTCCTTGCCAAACACATCATAAATTCTTTTTGCCACGCCTTTTATCAGAAAATCAGCCATTTTTACCACCTTCTAAAAATGCTGCCAGCTTCTTTTTGAGAATCGACGGAATCTCAGTCTGCAATTCATTGTTGGAATCGGTCATCATAAACCTGCCTGTAACCCATGACTTTTTCAGCCTCTTGCCAAGCTGCGGCACAAACCGGCCGACCTGCTGACGGTGGCCATACTCGACATAGGACGCATAAGAAACGGGATTTATTAGCACTATCGCGTAGACGCCGCCGGAATGGTCTACCTTATGCTCCTGCACAAACTTTGCCGCATTGCCGCCAGAGCCGTTTTTTGCTTCCTGCTCCGTTTTCGCCGTCCAGCCGCGGCGCAGCGTGCCGCCGTTGGTGAGCCTTTCCAATTTAAGCGTCCGTTTCTTTTTTCCGCCTTTAGCTGTCTTTTCTTCGTAGACGGCATCGAACGCCCCCGTGCCGACGGGCGTTCTTTTTATTGCCTTTCGCAAAAAACGCGCGGCAAGCTCTTTTGTGCAGGCAATAAAAAATTCATCGGTCGCCTCTGTTGATTCGAGCAAATATTTATGGAAATCCTTCATTCCCGAAAAATCCGCCTTTGACATTACGCTTCCTCCTCGTCCAAAATAAGATTCACTTCCTGATGAGTGGCGAATTTAGCCGCAACGCCGCTGCATTTATAAATTGTGCTGCCGCCGCGCCCCGATACAATCAGCCTGCTGCCTGCACTCACTTTAACGTCAGGCGGCAAAAACAGCTTCACCGACTGGCTTATTGCCGCCGCGTCGTCAGTCTGCGCCGCTGGTGAGAAGGACGAATAAGAAAGGCGGCACGGCACGCCCTCTTTTAGCAAAATTTCCGTCAAGGACGTTATGCCGTCCGTTTCATCAGTGTTATGCTCGTAGCCGTAAATGTCTGCGGTGCAGTCATAAAGACTTTCCAGCGATTTTCGCGCCCTCGCCCAAATCATCTCCATGACAATTTCCGATAGCGGTTAAGCTGCGCCGTGTAATTTTTTAAAAGCGTCGCATGAAAATTCTCATCAGCCGACTTATTAAAGCTCACCTGCGTATCGCCCTCTTTTATTGAAGTAACGCTGCCGGAGGGAAGAATTTCACTGCCAAAGGCTTCGTTTCTGTATAAATCTACTGCCATGCGGTAGGCAGTATTTAAAAGTCCGTGCGGCATCGCCTTTATGTTGCAGTAGTTTAGAATCGTTTCCTCGACATCGGCAATAATAAATTCAAGGCCTGCGTCTTTTTCGGTATCGGCAGGCGCGATGCCTAAAAGCTCCTTTAATTTGACTGTTTCCAATGCCATCATACCACCTCCTAGGCGGTCGTTACAGTTGCGATAAACAGCCCCGACGGATTCGGCAGCGCAGGCACGAACAGCCCCGATGATTTAGTCCACGTCGCCACAGGGTCAGGCGTCTTCCACATGACTGTTGTAATGTACTGCTGCGCCGATTTTTCCGTCCACGGGCCGACCGCCTTTTCCTCCGGCGTAACGCCCCACAGACCGCTCCCCATTGATTTATTCGGCAGCGTTGACAAGCCTACCAGCTTGTCCTCGTCAAAATAACGCTTCGTTTCAAGCTCGCCTTTTTTATTTTCGATGCGGTAACGCTCATCATACGTCTCCAGTGTAAAGCCATACATTTCCTGCATGAGCGCGTTGAGCTGCTGGAGCGTAACGAACGCCCCTGCGCCGAGCGTGCCGCGGATGGCGACCTGTATGCCCTTGTTGGCGCGCATTTTCGCTACAATCTTATTTGAGGTTATCACGCGCGAAATCGTCTGTCCGCAATCTTTTGCCTTATCGACCATCTTTTGCAGATCGCCTAAAAAATCTGCGTCCTCCGCCGCAAGATTCAGCGTTGTCTTATTTTCCTTCGGCACGCCGTAATCTACGACCATCGAAAGCCCGTTTTCGGAAATCGTCGCCTTGCCGCTGGTCAGCACTTCGCACTTCATAACCTCTGTGCGCGTCTTGACAGATTCGGACAATCTTGCCACGTCGTCAAAGATATACTGCACGATTGAGCTTGCGTCTGCGCCGTTGTCAATGACGTACTGGACACGCTCCGACTGATTGATTTTTTCTTTTATCAAAAACTTTTCCAGCTTAACCTTTTCCATCGTCGGCCGCGCGCCAATGTGCGCTTCCGTGTCAAACGCATGGACAAGCGCCATCGTCGGCAGCATGAGCTGGTCGGACAAGCGATAAAACTCAGCCTTTAAGTTCGGCGTCTTTACGTCGGGAAAAACACTGTCGCCGAGATAATTGCGCTTTACTGAAAAATTCTGCGAAAAATCCAGCAAATCCTTAGGGTTCACTAGTTCTAAAATATCCATGTATTAACCACTCCTTTTTATTCAGATGTTTTTTCCTCTTCCTCTGCGGCATTTACAAAGACAATGCCCGACGCCTTGAGCGCGGCGGCGGCTTCATCTGACAAAGCCTCCGGCAGGCGGTCTTGAAAAATGCGCCCTGCGACAATGACGCTGCCCTCATGCGGGCCTGCCGTTACATCGACATCATCAAAAATAATGCCCGCCGCCTCCGCGCTGTTTGCAGGATAAATAGCGCCGGCAAGAACGCTCTTGCGGCCGTACTCGTCAGCGGCAACGCCCTCGTCAGAAATCTGATATGTCTTTGTAATAAGCCCCGTGGCAGACGCCAAAAAATTAATTTTCGCCCTGCTCTTTCTTTCCTCGATATGCGCCATTAATATCTCTCCTTTACTGTGCCGCGCCTTGTGCTGCCGGCATAATCATCGAATTGTACTTTGCAGCAAACATCGCCCCTGCTGACTCTGTTTCTTTGCCGCCGCTCGGGCCTTGCGGCGTCATGCCGAATACATTCGCGCGAGGCTTGCCCCCTGCCCCTTCGCTCTCCGCGTCAAACAAGAACTTTGTGTCATCGCCCTTCGCGAGCTTTTCAAGCTGCTTGTCTAAGCCGCTTACCTTGCCGTCCTCGCCGACTTCCAGCCCGTCAAGCTCCAAG